ATTGTGTCCAGCATCTGTGGATAGTTTTCGAACCACTCCTTTTGATTGTAGCGTTCGAACTTGACCGCGGCTAGACAGTCATAACCAGCTTCTGTTAGTATTATAAATCTAGCATCAGCTATAGCAATATAACCTTTTTTGAATAGGTGCTGTACACGAGCCATATCGTCTTCGTTGTAGCGATCAAGTGCACCTGCTTGTGCATTGGCTAGATCTTTATAGTCTTGTAGTTTTAGAGTTCTATCGTACTTGTCCATGCAAGTATTTATTAAGTGGGTATATAATGGATTACAATTATGGCGTTGCTGTTGGATCTAACACTTCAATGCCGTGTACTAGAGCTGTACAGTTGTTGACATCTGATCTGCACATTACCTTTGTGCCGTTAGCAGTAACAATACCTGAACGTTCAATTGAACCGCTTGAAACAATCATTGTTTGGTATTCGATATATTCGTCTGAAGTTACAGTAGTGCCATCGCCTGAACTGAGTGCTATGTCAATCATAGCGTCACCAGTGCTTCTGTTTGCTACGTGGATTTTGATACTAGCATATTTTCTATTTGTTGGACATTCATAGATAACGTTCCATGTGTTGGCTCCAAGTTCACCTGCTCCTAGTCTTCCGCTCATACTGTTCTCCTTATACTTTATTTATCAAAACTCTAATTCCAATGTGACCGAATCTTCACCACTTGGATCACACCATGCTATCCATTCTCCATTGGGTGCTATGATACCTGTCTTTACCTGTACCTGATCTACTTCCATAGGTGCTACCCTTGGACCTGTACACAGTGCGCCTGATGGTTCGTGTCGCACAGGCTGTTGCATAGGCATGCTCAAACTGCTGTTGCTCACAACTATGTACACTTGATTCTGTTTGGCCAATGTGCGTAGCATCACGTCGTGATAGTCATACACCAATTGATCAAAATCACCTGTGGGTACATTGCAGTTTGCACTTATAAAAAATATCTGTACGCCATGCTGTTGTGCTAGTTCACTTATAAAATAAGGATTGCCTGCAGGGCTGACCATAGGTGTTGCCCAAGCATCATTACAGATCAATGAGCTGGCTACTATTCTATTTTCTTTGTCTGCATAGAACAGTGTAGGTTCGAACCCTTGTAGATAGTGCAGTAGTTCTCCTCCTCCACCTGGTCTACGTGTTAATAATCTTTTTTGGTATGTGCCTACAAGGTCGCCCATGTTGTTGTATATTCTAGTTTGGTTATAAGGAAAGCCATCTTGTTCTCTCCAACCTGTGCCTAGTATCATACCTGTGCGTTGTGTTGCACCAAAGTCTTCCAACTGTTCTAAACAGTCTCTAAGGTTTTCTTCTTGTGTTAGATCTTTACTAGCAAGTGTAGGCGGCATAAAGTAACCACTCAATGCACACTCAGGAGTTAGTATCCAATCGCTTTCTAAGTTGCTGAGGATACTGCGTTTGATAGTTTTGTAATTGGCTTTTACATCATCTGTAACCGGCATTTGTAAACTAGTAACCTTTACTGTGATTGCCATCTTGTACTCCTAATTAAATTTCTTTTTTGAATGAAACATTCTTTTGTACATGTTGTGAAGATAAAATTTTAAGCCACTGTCTTCACCCATGTTAGAGTTTACCTGCATGTCCATTTCCCAATCATCTCTTTTGAAAGGTATCACCTGCATCAAAGGCTGACCTGGTGCAATAGTTACTTTAGGTGCTAGTACTACTCCTGGCAAGTTTAGATAGTTTGCATCATATGTGTCTGTATCTATAATACTAGGTAGCATACTAAATCCTTGATCAAAATTATAATAAGGTTGTATCAACATACAACTATAACCTGCTGGTGTTTCTATTTTCCAAGGCAGTTCAATCTTAAAATAGTTTTTCTTCTTGCCGTCGATGTCTACAGGACACTGTTCGTGATGATGTCCGTTGTTAGGATCCATACCACTTCTATGTGATATGTTTCTGTTGTATGCTTCGTATCCTTCTTCGTCTATGAATGTGTCAAGTTCTTGTTCATATGCATTGGGTACAATGTAGCCTGCACTGATCATGTCAAGCACTGGCATACATTTTTTTATTGTCGGTAGCCCTTCATATCCTACAGGACAATTTCCTATAGTACGATTTGACTCTATATTCTTAAACCATTCTGGAACTGCTTTCTTTGCAGGCACTATTGGAAAATGCTTTTCAACTAAAGGATCACTACACGTAAATTTTATTTTCATTAACTACGTCCTTTGAAAGCAGATTGATTATGTTTGGGATCTTGTTGTTGCTTTCGCCATTCATTTGAATACCCATCTGGATAATCAAGTTCTTTCTGTGTACCCTGTAATTGATCTAGTCTATCTTCTAGCCAACCTATTGCTGTGTGTATATGTCCTGTGTCATGTGGCTGTAGTTGACTTTTAGCATATTCTATTTCACTACGTATAACATCAGCTCTAACTAGGTCATGTATTAGTGTTTTTTGGCTCATATAATTAGTTATTTTTGCTAGGTGTACAATGTGCTTGTTCTGGCTAATACGCCGCTGTATGACGCTTATATTGCGTTTAAGACACCGGTTTAGCCTTGGGATATTTCAATGCAAACAGTGTGCCCTGCTTGTGGTTTTCAACATCTACATAGATATCGCATCTACAATATATGTCCCCGGGCAGTGTTTGACTGTTGCTTCTTATGTACACTAAATTAAATCCTGGTTGTAAACAGGCCTTATATAGTTCCTGTCCTAGTTGACGCATAACCCACATGTCTTCCATCTTCTGTTTTGCGTGGGTCCATTTGTACTCACACATATCCAGATAGTAACGCAATCAACTATACTCGAAATTTTGGCAAAGGCTTCCTTTACGAAAGAACTTTGCTCCGTTACGTAGATGAAAACGTTCTGCCATTTCAGTTAAAGGTGATAGGGTCATGAAGCGTATAATGTCATCTCTTGTTTCTTTTATGTGGGCCTGGACAGCATTTACTATTTCTCTACCAGCACCCTTATCATAACTCCACACTGTATAGAACATAGCAGTGTCAGGGTTATTAGTATTGTTTAGGTCTTTCTCTGTTAATCCTGCACCCTTAGTATAGGCTACACAAATTACAGCTCTGGGTCCTTCAAACATAACAGGGGCCTCTTCTGCATACTGGTCTTCATACAGTGCGTACACTTCACGCCCATGCATTAATCTCCAATCAGCAGGTAAATGAGGACGAACTGGATCGTCCTTTGTTAAAGGGTATACCTGTTCTAATGTCTCAAGTTTAACTAACAAATATTATTCTCCTGTAGTTTTTTATTCCACTCTTGTAAAGTATATATCTTAGAATCTGTAGATTGAATGTAATCTGAGTTGTTGCTGTGCTTGATTTGACCCGAGCCAACTACTACATCACCATCTCTATATGCAAATGGACGTTGTATAGTTACATCAATATATTCTCCATAGTTTGTGCCTAGCGTAAGAAATGTAACCCAACGATTGCCTTTGCCTCTGAATACCCTACCATTTGCAATTACTCCTGCAAATGATACACGCTCTAGCCATTGTTGTTTTACTCCGCACCCTTTAATAAATCCGTGTTGCCACCAACCTGGCTTAGTGTCTATACCTTTACGATGTGCTTCACATTGATACACCCACTGCTTGTATGATCCTTGACAGTGTTTTAGGTTAGCACGCCAAAACGCTTCTGGGTTGTGTGCTTTCTGATATGCTAGAGCCCATATAAGTCTACCCAAGTTTACAGCATGAGCTCTACACAAACCAAAACCTGACAGTTCTTGTAGTGCGGCCATTGCTTCTGCCTTACGTGGATTGTTACCCATACGTTCTACAAACTCTAATATCTTTTCATCATTCTTTTTAGCAAACGCTCGTCTGTACATGTCTGCTTCGTACATGTCTACACCTATGATGTTTGAGATAATATCAATAGCATCATCTTCAAATACAATACTGTCTTGTACAACTTCTTGTGACCAGTCTTGGAACATAGCGGCCTTTTGTCTTCCGCTCATAGCAACAGGACGTATCATTGCAGTAGCGAACACACAGTCGTATACGCTAGTCGGTTGTATAGCTCTAAACAGTCTACGCATTGCAGGTGATTCACCTTGTGTTACACCTAGTACATCTCCTCTAGACAGTAATGCACTTGCTAGTTCGTCTGTCTCTGGATATTCAGTTAATGGTGTATGAGGATCAATCTCCATAAGTTGTGACAGTCCTCTGTTTGCTAGTATATCAACTTTAAGATGTTCTAAGTCTTCTACTTCATGTTTGTCTAATAGTATTTGGTTGTCTTGTGATATTAATGATTTTGGTAATTGCCTTGTAAACATAACTACGCCTCCACAGTGTTTTGATATTGCTCTTTTCTTACCCATCAGCTTACGTTCAATACGCTTTGCTTCTTTTGGATCTACACCTACGTTTTCGTAAGTGAAGTTGCGTGGAAGATTACCTGTGGCACCGAGTCGCTTTGCCGCTTCTCGTCTTGCCGACTTTTCTTTATAGGTTACGTAGTTGCTCAACCGAGCAGTCTTACCTGGCCATTTCTTGAATATCCTTTCCATGACTTCCGTCTGTCGATGATGTTCAAAGTCTATGTCAACATCTGGCAGGTCGTCCCTTAAAGGGTTCATGAACCGTGCCACAGGTATGTTCCACTTTATTGGGTCTACATCTGTAATCCCCAACAAGTAGCATACAAGACTGCTTCCTGCAGAACCTCTAGTCATATGAGTAAGGTCTGTAGTTAAGTCAATGATGTCACAAATTTGTAGGAAGTAATCAGTGAATCGCTGGTTTATGATGAGCTCAAATTCTTCTGCCAGTCGATTGTGATAGTTGTCTCCGGAAGGAATAGGCCTTTTAAATCTGTCTAATAGCCTTTGTATATTTTCTAAATCTGTTGCCATAATAGCCTCTTACTTTCTTGTATGCCTAACGCACTACATTGTGCAAGAGTATTTAGCTCTGTAATTTACTCGTCACCTAAATTGTTGAGGAATTGTTTTAGTTTTGTAGAGTCTACTTCTGCTTTGATTTTGCCAACAGTATCTCCTTCAGTAGGATCTTGATGTTCATTGCCTGGCTCTATAGGTTGACTGTTGCCACGTTTAATTTGATCAAACACTGTACTACTACGCTTCTGAAACTCTTGATATTCTTCATCTTCACCTAAGTCACGTATACGTAAACTATCTACATCAAACTCTAAATCAATCTTTTGTCCTACACCACTACTACTTCTAGTTTTCATAAGTTGTATTTGATATCTGCCACGCTCACGCATAGCTCTACTTGTAAAGATACCAATCAAGTTGTCTGCTGTATTGATCTTAGATATACCACCACTGATGTGCGAATGATCAAACTCAATCTCTTCAACACTGCTTCTATTCAACTGCGATGCTGTAACAAACAACGTGTTAAGTTCCATAGCCAAGTTACGTAGTTCTTCTGATACATACTTGTCTTTTACAAACAAGTTCTCTGCACTAATACGTGCCGCAATCGGACTCATTAAATCTAAGTAGTCTACAAGTAATACATCTACTTTCTTGCCTGTTTTAATTTCATATTCTTTTAAGAATGCTCTAATGTCATTTGCGTTTTTACCTGTAGGCATATACTTAACTTGGAAAGCACCAGACTTTTTACCAATCATCTTTACTTTCATTTCAACATCATCAATGCTCTTGAAAATATCTCTGCTTGGAATATCTGTAGTCATACTATCTACACGCATACTAACCAAGTTCTCAGAAAGTTCAAATGTCAAATAAATTACATTCAAGCCTGCTAGTGCCCAGTTCACACCTAAGTTTGCTAAGAACAAACTCTTACCACTACCACTACCGCCTGCAAATATATTCAGTTCGCCTCTGTTGAATCCACCAAATAGTTTCTTATCTAGTGCAGGCCAACCTGTACTTACTTGTCCATTCTTATCTTTAATTGCTTCTAGTCTTGCTCTGGGATCTTGCCAATAGTCTGTACCTAAGTCTTTTTGCAATCCAATTTGCACTGCTTTCTTAACTAAATCTTCTACAGGACCATACTCACCTTTTTCAAGTAAGTCTGCACTTTTTAGTATTGCACCT